CGGATCAATTAGTGCCTTTAAGACAAGTTTTTTTAGAACCGAATTGGCTAGACCAAGTCGGTTTGATGTTATTATTCCTGTACCTTTTATTTTAATTGGGTCTCCTTTTGTTGACAGTAGAAGTCTGGCGTATCGTTGTGAAACAGCACAATTACCAGGTAGAACATCAGCAACAACAGACCAAAAGACATATGGACCTATCGAAAAGTTTCCATATCTTGCCACCTATAATGACATTGATATCACATTCTATGTGGATGATGATATGAAACAAAAATACTTGTTTGATGCTTGGTTTGACTATATCAATCCACGTTTAAGCAACAACTACGCATACAAAGATGAATATGCAACAATATTAACTATCAATCAATATGATATGTCAAACAAAAAAACATATTCAGTTGATTTAGTAGAAGCTTTCCCTATATCCGTGAATCAATTGGATTTAGATTGGTCTAATACGGATGGACTACATAAATTATCTGTTACATTTGCCTACACCTACTGGAGAAACGATTCGTTATTCAGTAGTTTTTAATTATTAGAAGGAGTTATTATGGCTTTACCAAAAATTGATACGCCAACGTATGAATTGACTTTACCATTATCAAAGAAAAGAATAACGTTCAGACCATTCTTGGTCAAAGAACAAAAGAATCTTATGATGGCCATGGAAGATGATGACAAAGAAACGATTGAGAGAAACATTAAACAGGTTCTCACAAATTGTACTTTGACTGAAGGTGTGAATGTTGATGATTTACCTGTCACCGACATTGAGTATTATTTTATCAACCTACGTGCAAGGTCAGTAGGTGAACTTGTTGAAAACAATTATGTATGTACCAATGTTGTAGATGATAAACAATGTGGCAACAAAATGGGGGTTAAAATTAACCTGTTAGAAATTCAGGTTGATATTGATCCTAAAATGAGTAACGAGATTCAGTTAACCAATAATATTGTTATGAAAATGAAGTATCCTAAGTTTTCGATTATTGAGAAGTTGTCTAAAAAAGAATCAGCAGTTGAAATTGCTTTTGAAATTATGGCCGATTCTGTGGAAAGTATCTATGATGGTGAACAATATTATTATGGTCACGAAACATCTAAAGAAGAAATGATGCAATTTTTAGAATCATTGAGTCAAGAACAATTTTCTAAACTCGAAAACTTTTTTGAAAACCTACCAAAAATCAACAAGAAAGTTGATATGAAGTGTTCCAAGTGTGGATTTGACCACACTATGGATTTGGAGGGACTCGAAAATTTTTTCGGGTAATATTTTGTTATGATAATTTGAAAAACTACTATAAAACGAATTTCTCACTTATGCAACATCACAAATATTCTTTAACTGAGTTAGAAAATATGATACCATGGGAGAGAGACATTTATGTTAATTTGTTAGTGCAATACATTGAAGAAGAAAATGAAAAAATAAAACAACGCCAAGCAGCAAATAAACGATGAATACACCAAGTCTCGGGTTTCAACAATACGGTGAAGGTCTAGTAAACAAATTTCAATCCAGTAGGGTTGGACAAATGTTTGGTGGTAAACCACGTAAGAAGGTTGATGAACAAAATGACAACCAAGAATCCGTACAAAAAGGTAATAACAAAGATGCAAAGTATTCTGCTGTACCACCAGGAAAAGTAGAGAAACTTAAAATCAACGAAAGTGAATCTGATATTTTGGCCAACATGTATAACTTCATGGCCAAAAACTATAAACGTGACCTTGAACGTATGAAGAAGGACAAGAAATATAGAAAAGATATTGAAGATTTTGAAGGTATAAGAAATGAACAATTGGTTTCTGGTTTAGGAAAGAAGAATAAGAAAGAAAAAGAAACTAAAGGTGCAACAAAAGGATTTAGTGTTGGTTCTTTACTTAAAGGTGGTTTAAAAGCAGGTCTTGCCGTTGGTGGACTTTTACTTGTTGGTAAGGCATTTGCTAAAATGTCTGAGTTTGATATCAAAGATGCAATACCTGATATTACAAAAATATTCAAAGAACCAGAAAAACCAGAAGATGGAGTTAGTACTGGTGGTATAGGTGAATTCAAAACATCTGGTACTCCACAAGCATTACAAGCATTTGATTTCTTTATTAAACAAGGATGGACACCAGAACAAGCAGCAGGTATTGTTGGTAACTTACAGGCAGAATCTGGTAAAGAGTTGAATATTAAAGCTGTTGGTGATAATGGTAAGGCTTTTGGTATTGCTCAATGGCATCCAGAGAGACAAGAACTATTTAAAAAGAAATTCGGTAAAGACATAAGAGAATCCACGTTTGAAGAACAATTACAGTTTGTACAACACGAATTACAAACCACAGAAAAGCCTGCTGCTGAAAAAATAAAACAAACTAAAACGGTAGCAGAAGCAGCTACAGCAGTTGATGTTGAATATGAAAGAAGTAGTGGTGCACACCGACAAAAACGTATTGCCAATGCACAGCAGTTGATGACACGACCTGAAGGTGATACTAAAGTTGCAGTTGCACCACAACCAAAGATAGATGATACTAAACTATCACAGATAAACCAAGCCAAATTGGCAGAAAAAACGAATGAAGTTGTTAACTTGGTTAAGAACAATGTTATTGTTGTGGAAAAAACTAAAACAGTTAATACAGCAGAAGAAGTGGATGATACATCCATGATGTTACAAAAAATAAGAGAACAATTCTCTCAAGTGTTGAGGTAAAAAATGGATTATACACGTTCCGCACAGATACGAAGTAAAAGTTTAGCTGAGTTAGTCTTTGAACAAGATAGAACTCTGCGTGAGGCTATGTCCGATAAATTCAAAGCAAGAATGATGGGTATAAAAGAGAAATTCACACCACTCAATTTTGTTAGAATGTTGACTGGTTCTGGTGGTATTGGAAGATCCATCAGAACTGTGGCTGGTCGTGCAATGGGTTATTCTGAAAGAGATATTGAAAGATTTGGTGGTTACAAAAGAAAACGTTCTATCTATGGTCCAGATAGAAGTAGAGTGCCTGCTGGTGCAAGAACGCCAGCTAAAGTTGGTGATAGCACAGCTGATATCTTAGCCAAGATTTATAATCTGATGCGTAAGATTGATGAAGATAATACTAGACGATATGAAGAGGAACAAAACTATACAGAAGAAAATCAATTTGAAAATAGAAAACGTCACGGAAAGTTATTAGAAGCTTTGGGTATGAAGAAGAAAGATACTGGTACACCAAAGACTTACGCTAGAGAGAAACCAAAAGAACAGGAAGATAAATCTAGTAGTATACTAGGCAAAATATTCAGTAGTATTTTTGGTGTCTTTGGTAAAACATTTAAGATGCTGGCGTCACTTGGTGGTATTATTGTATCTGCTGTTACTGGTTTGTTTGGTATGATTAAATCTTTGATGGGCATGGCTAAGACTATTATATCAACAGTAATGGAATTGGTTGCTAAAATGGTTATGCCGTTGATTGAGGGTATTTTTAATTCCGTTGTTAAATTTATAACCAAAATTCTTCCACAGTTTGCTAGTGGTATAATGACGATGGTAACTAAAATGTCAAATACTTTATTGGAAATTGTTCAAACCATTGGTGAAATTATATCAGTTCTTCCTGTAGGTAAAGCTGGAAAAATATTAAATTATGCGAAATTGCTTTTTGTTACCGGTTTATCTATGAAGAATGCTGAGATTCTAAATCCTACTAAGGAGGAGTCTATAAGATTAGAAAATAGAGCTTTTTATGTTGGACCTGCGGCTGAAGAAAAATACAGAGAATCTAAAAATCTTATGGGTGAAGCACTTACACCAGATATAAAAGAAGATGTAAGAGAAAAACTTTATGCAAAAGCCAAACAAATGGAAGAAGAAGCAGTTCCTTTGGCAATTGAACATCAAGCTAGTCTTGCTAGTGGTTTGTTGAAATTAGGTTACAATCAACAAGGTTACGATAGAAATAATTTACCAATTTTTAAAAATGCTTCCGGTCAAATGCCGACAGCAGAAGAATTAATCACAGCAAGTTCCATTTCTGCTGGTTTACAACAAGATAATATAGACAAATCTTTCTTATCTAAAATTGATCCTAGAAATTCTGAAATATATCACAAAGCATTAGATAAATTCCATGACGAAACTAACCGTATTACTAGTGTAGGTGAACAATTCAAGACCATGATGGACAAGGTAATAAACATACCTTCCCAAATGGCAGATGAAGGTTCTTCATATATCAAAGATGCCTTGGCTCAGGCAGGTGATTTCATATCACACATTACAGGACCTACTGAGCAGACCATTGCAATGCCTACTATCCGTAACACGGAAAAGACTTTCCAAGACAGAATTCGTGCAATCACATATGTGGTTTAACCAATAAAAAACCCCGCCGAAGCGGGGTTGCACTTGCATGGGAATTTTTATTCTTCAGCCAACTTAGAGAAGTAAGCCAAATCTTCATCTGTCTCATCTTCTGAGATATCTGCTGTTACTGCCTTCTTAGGTGCAGCCTTCAGAGTTTCTACAGTAGTCTTAGGTACATCAGTAGCACCCAACACTTTATCTAGACGAGCCTTCAAGTCATCATATGATTTGAATTCTTTGTCAGCAGTCAACGCTGTAAGCGAATGCTGTGATTTCCAAATCTTTTCTAATTCATCATCATCTTCCAACA